CGACTGAAGCGCCCAGTTTGTGCGGACGGTATCGAACACTGAGAAGTTTTCCTCAGCGCCACCGGCGACCTTGTTGGGAAGGTTGGATTGTGCTGTTGCGAGAACAACACGCTCGTAGGTTCCAGCAGAAGCGTTGTTCATGCCGTGCCGCTTCTTGGTGATTGCCGTAGCAAGCTCCATGCGGTCCAAGGCAGTACCTTCGCTTAGGCCGGGTACAGCGTTCGACGCGTGCAAGATTGCACCAGTCGGAGCAGTCTCGGCAAGAGGGGTAACACCCTCTGGAATAAGCCGGGTCAGCGCAGAACTGGCCTCGGCACCTGTAAGGGAACTGCTGTCTTCCACTGTGACCTCCAAGGACAATTCAACGGTTTCGGTTTCTACAGCCGCTTCAACCGGAGTGGTTTCAACGGATACTTCTTCTACTTCAACTACAGCTTCAGCTTCAGCCTCAACGACTTCAGCCTCAACAACTTCCTCCACACTTGCCGGCTCATCTTCAGATGAGAACTCGGTAACTGCTTCAGTTGCCATTTCTCCGTCCATCATGGATGGATCGACCATTACCTCAACTTCTTCACCCTCAGCAGGCTCGGAAAGGCGGTCAATGGCAGCGGCAGCACGGTCAATCCGATCCTGCCGCTTTGCATCTCTTGAGAGAATCTCGTTGTTGACCCGATCAAACTCTCCGACAAGACGCTCAACTTCAGCAAGTGCAACGTCAGATGTCGCAGCGTCAGCACTAACGGCTTCAGCTTCGGCACGCACAGTTTCAGCAAGTGCCGACAGTTCATCATCTGCAAGTGTTGTCAGGTCTTCTGGTGCAACGATGTGATCCAAGGTAAAACTCCTCCAGCTTGAGCAGTCAATAGTTTCTGCTCACATTTGGTCAACTCTTATGCACCATTACATGGAACACAAGGGTTATTGACTTGATACCTTACGGCAGAATTATCAAGTTGTCGGCATAGTCATTCAACTTGCCGTTGAGCGCCAGGGGGCCGTGGCGGGACCGGCGTTGATCGTCCCTCCTTGAAAACGATTTGGCCGACAGAAAATTGTGCATCTTCTGCGGTATCGCTCGGAGCAGTTTCTTCTTCAAGCCGCTTCAGCAGAGCGCTTCCATCGGTATCAGTTGCAAGGCCATAGATCGTTGCCGCTCCAGCCAACCAAGCTTTGAGCATTGACTTCGCTTCGCCACTAGCTACAGCCAAGTCACGCGAGCCCTTGCGAATGCGCGACACAAGAACTTCAGTATCAAAATTCGACTTCGGGTTCTTCCCACGTTTGTGATGGCGGTTCTTCCCACGGTTCTGCTTGTGCCGTGAGCTTTCTACTGTCAGGACGATCTTCAATCTGCAACCTTTCGCGTTGAGCGCGCTTCATAGCCCGTCGCATTTCTTTTCGCTGTCGGCCAGATGTCCCACCGTAGACACCATCATCTTCGTCGATGTTGGCAGTCAAACATTCCTGTTGGACCTCACATCGTAAACAGAATTGTTTGGCTCTAACAACATCTTGGTACTGGCCCTGCTTGGGAAAAAACATGCTCGGAGGTTTGCCTCTGCACAGTGCTTTCAGTTTCCAGTCATCCGGTATTTGTACGATCCGCTGAGAATAACAAACGTTTTCATACGACTTACGGTTCATGCGAGGAACATTGGCATTCCAAAATCGTCCATGCTGCGCCGTATGCTTGGAATATGAGTGAACTTGTAGATGCCCACAAGGACGTTACGGCTCTAATGGCCGCAGTGTTACTCAAGGATTGGAAAGCCCTTGTCCACCTAATAGATGGACTTACCGAGAGGGAATCAAAGGCGGTTGCAGTTTGTCTGACGGGTCTATTAGGGCAAGCAGTACGCGACTTTGCAGCTAATGCCGATATGGAGCCGATAGAATTTTGGTTGACGGTGATGAGCGGGACTAACCCTGAAGAATGACAGTTGGGCGGGTAGGCTAGAAATGTGGCAGCGCCTCCCCCCCCTCCGTGTTCTCAATGGACAACCGATGAGCAGGTTCGCGCCTGTTGCACCGGACTGGACCCTGCGTTTGATCTGACTTCGGCAATTCAGTTCGCTTCCGAGATTCTGTTCAGACTCTCGGGGCGGCGTTGGCCCGGTCAGTGCAACAGGACGGTCTACCCATGCGCAGGCGACAACTGCGGATGCAGGGGGGACACTTGGTCATGGTTCGCAGCATCCGGTTGGAACTGGGTCTATGCGGGTTATCCGTCGTTGCCGTACATGCTCAACGGCGGATGGGCGAACCGATGGGCAGGCTGTCAAGGTATCTGCCACTTGGACTGCGTGGATCTGCCAGGGACCGTTGACGAGGTAACTCAGATTCTCATTGACGGTGTGCCGCTAGACCCTTCGGCATACAAGGTTCAAGCGTATCGGCGGGTCTGTCGCGTCGATGGCGGTTCATGGCCTTGCTCAAACAATGTTGGTGCAGAGCAGTGCGAAACAACAGATGAGATTGTTGAAATTGAGATCACTGCAACAGGTGGCGACTGGTCCATGACCATCGACAGTGTGACTGCCGTGTTTGATTCAACGCTTTCCGCTGCTGCTCTTGCCGCCGCAATCGACTTGGCATTCGGTGCTGGAACCGTAGAAATCGTTTCTGGTGGCCCTGGAACAGTTGCTCCATACCTAATTGTGTTTGCTCACGCAGTAGCAGGACTGCCAGTCGTGTCTGTTGCCGATGTATCTCTCGCCGGTCCAGATCCTGCGATAGTCGCAACGGTTCTCGAGCCAGGGTGCATCGCTGGTGAAGGAACTTGGTCAATCAGTTACACGCAAGGTTCAATGCCGCCTCCAGGTGGGCAGATGGCAGCGGCCATGTTTGCTTGCCAAATCGCACTCAACCAATGTGGTGGTGATAATTGCGTTCTTCCGCAACGCCTAAAGCAGATAACTAGAGAAGGTGTCTCTATGGATTTTGCCGATCCACTGCTCTTTCTGGATAAGGGCCAAGTCGGAATCTACGAAGTTGATCTATGGGTCAAGTCGGTCAACCCTGCCAGACTCCAGCGTCGCGCTGCCGTGTATCGTGCCGATGGCCGTAAACGCCCAACCACTTGGACCTGATCCGTGGCTTGTGACCTGATCGACCCCGCATCCATAAATGAGATTTTGCAGCTAGTTGTCGATGACTTGTGCGTGGCGCTCGAAGAATGCACTACTGCCGGCGCTCCACAGTCATGCTTCATATCGTGGACTACCCCACCAGATGACTGTTGCGACTTCCTCGCCGTCTGGATGGATGAATTGCTCCCGACGGTAAAATTTCCTTCGGTCAACAATACGGACCCATTCCAGTGCGGTGTCTCGAGAATGATGCGAGTCAAAGCTCGACTCGTGCGTCCGTGCTGGCCGGTAATTCGTGACAACGCTAATTCGCCATTCCCTCCCCCTGGAGATATGCAAGCTGCGGCTGAAGCACTTTTGATTGACTCGAATGTTGTCTGGTGCAGACTCGTGTCTGGCTTTGCAAACAACTTCTACGACCAAGCCGAGCATGGATGCCTGATGGCAATGATGGCGAGCCTAAAACCCGATGAGCCTCGAGGTGGATGCGCAGGCTTCACAGCGACATGGCTCATGGAACTAGATAGCTGTCGCTGCTAATGCCTGCCGTATTCACTCCCAATCCAGCGGGTATTGCTGCACTACTCACATCTCCAACGGGTGTTGTTGGCAGATACATCTTGCTGCTCACGGAAGAAACAAAGGTACTTGCCAAGGCGCAAGCTCCAGTGGTCAGCGGCAAACTACGAGATTCGATTGACTCTAAATTTTCTGCTCCACCAGTGCTTGGGCAGGTCGAAGCTGGTGGGACTTCCGCTCCATATGTAATACCCGTGCATGAGGGTTCCAAGGGTCATCCCATAGATGCAAAGAATGCACCATTCTTGGTGTTCCCCGACAAAGCTGGAAATATCGTCTTCACCAAACACGTTGAACACCCTGGAACGCAGAATCCAGAACCATTTTTGTGGAACGCATTGAGGGATACAATTCTCAAGCACGGATGATTATTGAAAACACGCACTGTTGTTGTATATGGTACGATCCGACGAACACGAGGATTGAAAGGCACACATGTCAGACACAACAGCGGTAGCCCCCATCGACCAAGTTGAAGCACTCGCAGCAGAAGCTGCTCAGAAGTCTGAAACGATCAAGGTCCGTGAGGAAAGCTTCGAGCTTGCGCCGCAGATTCCTGCGATTGTGATGCTTAGGTTGACCGCAGCAGGTGACTCCAAAACTGCTCCCGCTCGGCAGATGGGCGCAATCCTTGACTTCCTCAATCATGCTGTCGCCGTCGATGACCGTGAGCGGTTCATGGACTTTCTGGAAGAAGCTGACCCGATCATTGACTTCGATGAGTTGAACAAGATTCTCGAGTCGGCCACAGAGGTAATCGCTGCCCGCCCTACCGAGCAGTCGTAGTCCTCAGTTCGTGGTGCGCTTATAACGCACTTGAGGTTGACGGCTGGCTTGTTGAGTCCGGTAGGCGACTAGCAGACCTTTCACTTGTTGAGATGCTCAACTTTGTCTATGCGCGTCTGGTCAAAGATGCAGACGAGGAAGGTCGAAAGAAAGTTGACTTGGCTCTCGCCGGTCGGCTTGGTCAACACGGCGGGGAGATCATTGACGATCCGATGCTTCCTGCAAGTATGCAGGGCAAAGAGGCTCCTTCATGGTGGAATAGTGACCATGATGCTTTCGCCGATCAGCACACTCTTGCTAATTCTGACACCAGTTTTCACGGGGTGACTTGATGCCACAGATTGTTGGAACAGCAGTAGTTACGATTGTCGCTGATACAACGGCATTCAATGCGACATTGGCAGGACTTGGCGCAAAAACTACGGCGGCTATGGCTCCAGGAACCTTGGGCGCAAGCGCACTTTCGAGTGGCCTCGCCGGAGTCAGCACATCCATAGCTGGTGTTGGCGCGTCCTCAACCGCTATGGGCAAGGCTCTCGGCGGTTTTACCATTGCGGCAGTTGCCTTCGGAGTTCTAGGCGGCAAGGCGGCGTACAATTTTGATACCGCAATGCGGCGAGTTGGTGCCATTACTCAAGCGACCGGCGAACAGTTCGATGACCTTGATGCGTTAGCTCAGAAACTTGGTCGGGATACTGAATATACCGCTGCTCAGGCTGCTGACGGAATGACAAAACTCGCTTTGGCGGGTTTCAACGTCAACGAGATTATGAAAGCTATCCCCGGCACGTTGCGTCTTGCTTCTGCTGGTGGGTTCGATCTTGCTACAGCTACGGGAATTGCTGCTGACACGCTTAGGTCATTCGGTATGGAGGTTGGCGAAGTCGGGAGGGTAAACGACGTTTTATCCAAAACGATGACTAAGACCAACACCAACCTGATGGACTTGGCCTATGCCATGAAATACGTTGCTCCGGTCGCCAACTCATCAAAGATTTCGTTTGAGGAAACGACTGCTGCACTTGGTTTGCTTGCAAATGCAGGCTTGAAAGGCAGTCTCGGCGGAACTGCGTTGCGTGGCGCAATAGCAAAGCTCGAGAAACCCACAAAGATGGGCGCTGCGGTTATTGAAGACCTTGGTATCAAGACCAAGGATGCTGCTGGGAGACTTCTTCCGCTAGAGAACATCATTGGGCAGTTGGAGAAAACGTCCTTCAACACTGCTGACGCAATCACGATTTTCGGTCAGCGTGCTGGACCGGGTTTCCTGTCTTTGGTTTCTCAAGGCTCTGAGGCTCTGCGAGTACTAACCCAGAAGAATAAAGAAGCCGGTCAAGAGATTGACGTTACGTCAAAGGCTCTTGGGTTCAACAAGAAGCAACACGACGAATTGAGATTCGCATTCCTGTCATCCTTTGATGCAGTTTCGGACTTCAAGTTCAACATGGATGACACAACAGCAGTTCTTGGTTCATTCATAAAGCGTGGAGCTTCCACTGTTGAAGCGCAAGACAAGCTTCAGAAAGCAATGCAAGCAACAGCCAACGATGCGATTCTGCCGTTGATTGGTGCTACTAGAAAACTTGACGGCACTCTGGTCGATTCTGAGGGCGACGTTCTGAGCTTCCAGTCCGTACTAAGACTGCTGGAAGGCACTGGACTTACCTCAGCCGAAGCGCTGGACATCTTCGGGGAATCCGGCCTTGCGCTTGTTGAAGCCATGAATCTCCCCGCAAAGGAAATTTCCAACCTAAGCGACAAGATGGCTAACAGCGGTACTGCTGCCGAGATTGCCGTGAAGCAGATGGAAGGCGTGAAAGGTGGCCTCAAGCGCTTCCAGTCCTCGCTTGAGGGAATCGCCATTGTTGCCCTTGGTGGTAAAGACGGAATCATAAACAAAATGGCTGATGCTGCCGATGCCGTTGCACTGTTCTTCAACAAACTGATGGAGGAATCTCCAGGGGTACTCAAAGCGATTGTGGGAATTATCTTCGCTTTAGGTGGACTCGGCATCGCCTTTAGAATCTTTGGCTCGCTCACAAAGGGTGTAGCGGGGCTTGTCAAAATGTTCGCCTGGCTCGCAGCAAACCCTGCGTTCATCGGATTCGTCTTGCTCACCGCCGCACTAATCGGCGCGTACAAGTCTTCCGAGAAATTCCGTGACGCAATGAGCAAGCTGTTCAAGCAGGTCAAGGATGTCTACAAACTCATTACCGACCTTCTCAAGCCGGTCAAAGAGTTGGGTGATGGGGTCGAGGATGGTGGCAAGAAGTCATCTGTGATGTCTGACATCTTGAAGGGTCTAGGCGATTCAATAGCCACACTCCTTGGCTATGTGTCTAAGGCCATAAAGAAATTCCAAGATTGGTACAAAAATCTAAGTCCAGAGGAACTTGAAAACTTTAGAGATACGCTCCAGCGCGTCATTGACGGAATCAAACTTGCTGCGGTTGTCATTGGCGGCATCATTGCCACTTGGGGTCTGCTTGCCTTCGCAATCTTCGCCGTTAGCACAGCCCTAACGATTCTGACCAGTCCGATTTTGTTAGTGGTCGCAGGTATCGCTGGTCTAGCGTTTGCTTTCAAGACGGCCTACGACGATGTGGAACCGTTCAGGAATCTGGTTGATGGCTTTGTAGACAACATCCAGAAGTTCGCTCAAGCATTCGCAGATGGAAGCCCTGTCATAGAAGAAGGCATAGAGCCTATAGAAAAGTTTGGGGATGCGGTTCGGGCGCTGTT